TACACGACAATCAAGCCATCATCAAGACCGATATCGAAGTGATGAAGGCAACGATGGACATTCCAAAGCCTAAGCGCCGCCGAGTCTCATGAGGCATTTCCTGGCTCGATTGAGTTATTTTCTTTATCAGATGAAGTTTCCAGGGAGATAGCAGGAATCCTTTGCGCAAGGTTGCTCGTATTGCAATCGCACTTGGCATCATCTTTGCAACAATCCCTGATTGGGCTAGTGGCGATGAAGTTATCAAGCCGCCGACCCACCTTGAGATTGAAGTGGATCAACAGGCAAAGGTTGTCAAGTTAGCGTGGGAAGCACCTGAAAACTCTGCCCCAATTGAGCGATACGCAGTCTTTTGGTTTTGCAAGGGGTGTGACGGAGGCAGAGCTGTTGCCTCTATGAATACACACATTGACCTTCCATTTTCAACAGTTGATGACGCTGGCGCACTCGATGGTCGTATGTTTCAGTTCAGCATTCGCTCTGACAATGATTCCTTGCATCTATATTCAGGCTTTGTCGCGGGCGATATCTATTTGAACGCAGCGCCAATCACTATCGTTCCTGCGCCAAGCCCAACGCCAAGCCCAACGCCAACTCCATCGGATACACCGACAGCGAGCGCGTCACCAACACCATCTCCAACGCCGACTCCGTCAGATACACCGACACCAACAGCGTCACCAACTCCATCTTTATCTCCATCGCCATCGGCGCAAGCAATAGGTGAAAGCGCAACAGTCACAGCTCAACCGTCACCACAACCGTCGGCAATTATTGCTCCAACTCCATCGCCAACACCTGAACCAATTCCCGCCGCGCCACCTGCACCTGCCCCAAAGCCTGTGCCAGCACCTGATGTCATTGCTCAACGCAAGGCAGAGGCTGAGGCGGCGGCTGCGCTATTGGCAGCGCAAGAGGCAGAGGCGGCGAAAGCGGCAGCAGAAGCGGCAGCGAAAGAGGCAGAAGCGGCGATTGTAAAAGCGGCAGAAGATGCTCGCATCGCCGATGCCAAAGCAGCACAAGCACTTGCAGATGCACTCAAGGCAGAAGCTATGGCAAAGGCAAAGGCTGATGCTGATGCACTTTTGGCTATTGCACAAGCCAAGGCTGATGCGGATCGAGTTGCTCAAGAAGTTGCTAAGGCGAAAGCCGAGGCTGATAAGCAAGCGGCTGAGGTCGCAAAGATTGCAGCCGATGCTGCGGCTAAGGCGCAGGCCGATGCAAATGCTAAGGCCGAGGCTGATAAAGCCAATGCAGAAGCTGACAAGGTCAAAGCCGAGGAAGTAAAAGCAAAGGCAGAAGCGGAAAAAGCAATTGCAGATGTAGGCGTTAAGCCAAATGGCACTGCCCAACTTCCTGACGATAAGCCAAAGTTGCCCGAAAGTAACCTTTTGACACCTCGCGTTCAGCAAGACAAAGCAGGTGTGGAAAACGGTGGCATCGCACTCTTTGGCACAAAGACGCAACCGCAAGTTGTTGGTGAAGATGGAGTGTTGACTCCACCGCCACCTGCTCCGGGTTCAGGTGATCCGATTCCACCTGATGCCATCACCATCCCTGAAACCTTTATTGGTCAACCAGGTGGAATGACTTTCAATGCACCTGATATTGCAATTCCAATTCCTCACATTGACATCAACATTGACCTTCCTGGTGTCGGGGAGGCAGCACAGGCAGTTGCAGATGCCTATGTTGCGATAGCAAACATTGGAAACGATATGTCACCAATTACACGCAAGAAAGCCAAAAAGATTCTTGTTGCAACCATCTTTGCCGGGGCTGTTATGAGGAGAAACCCATGAACCGTTTTCGTGAATTTGCATCCGATATGGCCAATCAGATTTGGACTTTCATCGGTCTCTTTGTTGGTTGGCTAGTTCTCACAGGATCAGCAAAGACTGTCGTTGGCTACGCCATCATCATTTCAATCTTTGCATGGGTCTTTACCTTTCCCCTTCGTAATCCCCAAGATAAGGAATAAGCATGAAACTCATCAAGAACATCATCCTTCGCATCTGCGCAACATTCGTCATCGGCGCACTTGGCACAATCGGAGCAGCTTCAATCTTCGGCATTGATGTATGGAAAGCAGCCGCAGTCGCTGGCTTGCTGGCCACAATGGATGTCATCGCTGAACTTTCACGCTTCTATGTGGCAGATGGCAAATTGACTGACTCTGAAATCAATCAAGCATTTTCAAAGGCAACCAAAACCGAGGGGAAGAAGTAATGTCACAACGCAATCAAATCGCTATGGCAGCTCGCGAAGAGCTTGGCTATATCGAGACAGGGAACAATCACACCAAGTATCAAAAGGCTGACCAACCTTGGTGTGGCGCATTCGTCAACTGGATTTTCAAGGGCGTAGGAGTCAAGATTCCTGACTGCACATCAACTTTGGCAGGAGCAACTGCCTTTCAGAAGAAGAACGCTTGGCAGGATGCAGAAGGTGCAACTCCTCAAGCCGGCGATGTTGTCTTCTTTGACTTCGCACCTGGGGGAGCACCTGTGGAGCACACTGGCATTGTCATCAAAGACAACGGCGATGGCACAGTGACCACCATCGAGGGCAACACTTCTTCAGATAAGAAGGGCAGCCAAGCCAACGGTGGCCAAGTAGCTCTCAAAGTTCGCGCCTATAAGAAGAAGAATCGTGGCAAGTTGACTCCGTCACTGCCAGCTTTCATCGTCGGATTTGGGAAACCTACTTTCACCGACTAATGACGCAAACCAAGCAGTGCCTGTATTGCGCCAAGGTGAAGGAATTTCACCATTTCACGCGCAATATCCGCACCTCTGATGGTCGCAGGGATGAGTGCAATGAGTGTCGCAACGCAAAGCGCAAAGTCATCCGCGCTGTGGACTATGACGCTTTATTCGTCGCACAACATGGCAAATGCGCAATCTGTGGAATAGATGCCGAGACTTATGGCAAACGCTTCTCCATCGATCACGACCATACCAATATCGACAACCCCATTCGCGCACTTCTGTGTGCTAATTGCAACACCTTGATTGGGATGGCTGATGAATCAGTGCATATCCTGACTCAAGCAATTGGATATTTGAAACACCACGAAGTCAAAACAATCTAGGGGATACATGAACAGGGAAGAAATACTGCAAGAGGCATTGCGCCTGACATCAACGGATCGTCAAAAGAACTACGGCGAGCCATTCATCAATCACAAGCGGATTGCAGACATTTGGACTGTGCTACTTGGCGTTGATGTGACGCCATCGCAAGTTGCCTTGTGCATGGTCGGCGTCAAACTTGCTCGGCTTGTTGAGACGCCTGACCACCAAGATTCCTTCGTCGATCTCTGCGCATACGGCGCAATCGCTGGAGAAATCGCATGAGCATGGCAGTCATCATTCCAAGCCGAAGCAGACCTTCCAACATTGAAGAGCTGCTCGTTTCCTGGAAAGCAACACAGACCAAGGCAGATTTGTTCATTGTCGTTGACGATGATGATCCTGAGATTGACGGATACCGAGCATTCACAGGGTTCACCTTGCTCGTCTATCCACGCCAAGGCAAGGGAATGGCAAAGCCACTCAATCGCGCAGCTTCTGAAATCCTTGCAACAAATGACTATCAATACTTTGCATTCATAGGCGATGACCACAGACCACGCACCGAGAATTGGGACGACAAGCTCTGTGACGCACTTGATGAAATAGGCACAGGCATCGCCTACGGCAACGACCTACTCCAAGGAGAAGGTCTGCCAACGGCTGTTGCCATGACTGCCGACATCGTCCAGGCACTTGGCGGGATGACACCGCCTAACATGATTCACCTATATCTTGACAACTTTTGGCTGAAACTAGGCCAAGACACTGCGATGGCCTATCTGCCTGAAGTCATCATTGAGCATTTGCATCCTATTGCTGGAAAAGCGGCGTGGGATGAGGGTTATCGCGAGGTCAACGCTGACGATATTTATTCATCTGATGCTAGGGCTTTTGAACAATACATTTCAAGTGATGCTTATCGTCAGCTCCTGGATGAATTATTGGATCGAGCATGAAGATTCTTATTACAGGAGATGCTGGCTTCGTAGGTCGTAATTTTAGACGCCACCTTGACGACCATGAAATTGTCGGCGTTGATATAGTCAACGGCACAGATGCTCGCGATTTCTTTCGTACCGATGACACGCACTTTGACCAAGTCATTCATTTGGCAGCAGTCGTTGGTGGTCGCAAGATGATTGAAAGCTCACCACTTGCTTTGGCAGTTGACTTGGCAATCGATGCTGAAATGTTCGGTTGGGCGCTTCGCACCAAACCAAAGAACATCACATACTTTTCATCATCTGCGGCATATCCAACATTCTTGCAAGCACCAGGAATGCCACCGATTCGGCTTGAAGAATCATTTATTGATTTGGCTTATGTGCAAACACCTGATTTGACATACGGATGGGCAAAGCTGACAGGGGAGATGCTTGCAGTTCATGCAAGAGCGCAAGGATTGAAAGTGCAAGTCTTTCGTCCGTTCTCAGGTTATGGATCAGACCAAGCACTTGACTATCCATTCCCATCATTTATCGCTCGTGGCTTGGCAAAGTCAGAGCCATTTGAAATATGGGGAGACGGCACTCAAGTGCGAGATTTCATCCACATCGATGACATTGTTCAGGCAGTCATTACTGCTTGGGAGACTGACATCGAAACTGTGAACCTAGCAACTGGAAGACCAACTTCCTTCAATGAATTGGCTCGCCTAGTGGCTGACGCCGTTGGCTATACGCCGACGATTCGTCACCTTGAGGCAGAGCCTGTTGGCGTTGCCTATCGAGTAGGCGATGCCAAACTTATGAAAACCTTCTACACACCAAAGATTTCTTTGGAAGAAGGAATTCATTTGGCTCTCGCCAACTAGAGTCACACCTCGCCTGATTCGTTGGCGTTATAGAAAAGACCCCCTAATCCATCTGTGAAGATGCAATTTAGGGGGTCTTTTCGCCTTGTAAGTGAACTATTCAAGCCATTCAAGAAGTAGGCGAATAATGATGGCGCTGACGGATGTGTGCTCACGCTTTGCCTTGGCTTGGGCTTGCTTCCACAACTTGTCAGGAACTCGGATTGAACGCGCAGGTGTCTGCATTATGAGCCGACCTTGATGCGAGGATTTTCGCGATTAAATTCTTCCCAATCGGCTTTGAGCATTGCGCCATCGTATTCATTGCAATGAACGCAATGAGTGCTATTTGTGATCTCGGTGTCGCAATAGACACACATCCAAATCTCTTTGTCAGCCATTATTTGCCCCCATAAGTAGGAACGAAACCTTCTTGTGCATCTTTGTAGAGTTGGGCAACAGTAATCGGATTGTTCGCAAACATCTCAACAAGGTCTGCCTTGGTTAAATTTACAGTCGCAAGTTCCTCTTCTTCAATTCCTAGAAAATCCAAATCAATCTTCTTGGAGATTGCCATTTGAAACATCGCAAGAAGGCAAACCACGCTCTCTTCATCGTATTCTTCGGTGATAAAAGCCTTTGAAACCTCATCGATATTGGTTTCTTGATTGATTTCAACCGCTTCATCAATCACAAGGTTTGAGACATAGGGAAGTGCGTGGGCAAAATTCCACATCCAACAATTGATGTTTTCGCCCATAATCTTCTTGAATTGTGCTTCTTTGTTGCTCATAG